AGATTTTAAACCTAATCTTAAAGTTTTCATTTTGCCCTCAACATAACTATACATCTGTTCATGCTCTTTAACTACATTGTCGGCACTAGCACGATACATCTTAAAAAAATTCATAGTATTTTCATCTACTTTGAATTGTCTTGAATGACAGTAATCAGAACCAATAGTCCAAAGTTTAAAATCATTTTCCCACTTTGAAACAGGGGTAGTGATAGATTTATCATCATTAGAAGATGTACTGAAACCTAAAAATTTATTACACGCACTTTCATCATTGTAATATTTTGGATTTCTTTTTGAGTAGT